GCCATCGCCGTGCATGCCGAATCGACCGTGAAGCCGAGCTGGGCGGTCGTCGCGGCACGCGAGATCATGCGCGCGTTGCGGATGCCTGCGCCCATCAGCGCAGCCTTGCCCGATTGAATCAGGCTCAGCACCAGCACCTCGTCGGTGACGTCGGCCTGGTGGTCCTTGCCGTACACCGTGGTTGGCGTCGCAGCGTCTTGCACGCGCGCCAGGTAGATGATTCTGCTCACGGCTACACCTTGGCCGCCGTTTCGGCGGGCAGCCCAGTGGTATCGGTGATCTCGGCCTTGCCTTCCGAACGCAGGCTGATGATGTACTCGTAGTCCGCCTCGACGAAGTCCGTTTCGTGCCCAGGCCCGTAGGTCACCCCTTCGTGGCCGGGCCGAGCGTCGGTCGACACCGCCAGAAAGCGCACCCTGGCCATCAGTTCTTTTTCGCCTTCGGCGCTGGCTCGTCAGGTCCGCCGCTGTCCGCTCGAGACGTGCGTGCGCTGAAATTACCTTCGGTGGCCTGTTTGGCAGCGGTTTCTTCATCGGCGATCAGCGAGATCTTGCCGTCGGCCTTCCAGTCGGCGGCGACGTCCTCGGCAACATCCACCTCGGTATTGGTCCCGAACTGCTCACCGGTCGTCGGGTGGGTGAGCGGCACCAATGTGCGGATCTTGACCATCTACTTCTTCTTTCTCTTCACCCGCGCGGGGAGCTTGCTCTCATCGACGCCCTTGAGTTTTTTCTGCGCGTCGCTGGCGCTGAAGCCGGGGACATTGCCCCCGGCTGCAGCTCCAAAGAACCTGGCTTGTGCCTTGCTCAGCGGCTTTTTGTACGGTCGCCCACCAGGCATAGGATCAGCCCTTCCTACGCCCGGCAGCGGCCATCTTGGACATCTTCCGGACGCCGTATTTTTTGATGCCCGCGGCGGCTGCGATGGCGGCTGGATCGCGCGCACCGCTCTTGGCCGCGGCCCGCTCGATGGCCTTGAAACGCGCTCCGCTGCCCAGCTTCGCGCGTGGCATCGGCGTCAGCCCCCACCTGGAGGCGTCGGCTGCGGGTCGGGCTGAGGATCGGGTTCTGGCTCGGGCTCCGGCGGGATGGGCGGCGTAGGTGGCTTGGGATCTTCGCGCATCATGTCCTCCAAGTTAGTCGCTGTAGTTAGCGGCATTAATTAGATGCAGTGGGCCAGTATTTTTTGCGAGTTAGCCCTCGCCTCCTGTTGCCGCCTTCTGCTGCAATACGCCAAAAGGATAGCGGCTAGCCTTGGTCTGCTGTTGGCGATTAATTGGGTTCGGAATGGCCCAGGCAAAGCGAGCCGTCACGCGCAGCGCCACCATGTCTTGCTGCAGCAGGTTGTACTGAATGACTGGCGGCGAACCGTTATCGGTGATGACACCCGTGTCGAACATCTCCATGCTGATGTCATCTCTGATCGCCAGCATCGACTGGTCCCACTGGCCCATGATCATCGAGTAGTTCGCCGCGCCCGTGGTGAAGCCCGACAGGCCAGCGTTCGAGAAGACGACCTTTTCGCCATAGAGCGAGCCGGTGTTGACCGACGCGTTCGGCGGGGTATCAGGCAGGAACAGCAGCCCCTTCTGGGCGTCGCGCAAGCCGCGCAGCTTGGCCTTGACCTGACGTCGTGCCCAGAAGCCGGTGACGTCGAAGCCATCCGCTTCAACCGTCGCCATGACGTTGTTGATGTCATCGAGATAGTCGACCGCGGAGGCGCCAGCGAGGAGCAGGTTGCCCGCCGCGTTGGCGCCCGCGACGATGCTCGACGGGAAGGTGGTTGGCGCGTTGACGCCAAAGAAGATCGCCTCGTCGAGCGCCACGCCGAACGCCTCGGTAACCTTGGGTCGGACCTGCGCCCAGAAGTCGTAGTCCATGTCGTCGAGCAGGTTCTTGGCGATCGGGACGATGACGGCCATCTCCTCGGCGTTCAAGTATACGTTGTCCCAAGCCAATGAAGTAGTCTGTTTCATACCGATGTCACGAGCATCTAACGATGCGCCTGCGACCCAGTAAGCAATCGGTAATTGACTCATGACTGGTATGCGCTGTTGTGCCCTCTTCATACGCACGTGAGGCATCAACTGAAGGGCAGCGCTTTTCTCTTCAATTGACTGCACGATGTCTCTTTGTACGTCCTCAGGAATCAGCGGGCCCGAACCTGGAGTTGCGCGGGTTGCTATCGAGTTGTAGGGCATTTATGAACCTAACAATGTGCTAGACTCAGGGAGTGGAGAGTTGGCTTCCTGTCCCCGAGTGGGATGGCATCTACGAAGTTTCTGACCAAGGCCGAGTTCGTCGCGTAGCCGCGCGCCCAGAATCCAAGAACGCACCACGCATACAGCGGGGTCGGCCTATCAATGTGGCTCCAATGCGTGTTCTCAAAGCCATGCCCAAGAGCAAGTACCTTCAGGTGTGTTTGACCTACGGCAAGCGCACTCGCTGGTACACGGTGCATGGTCTGGTTGCTCGCGTGTTCTTGCCGGCTCGTCCTACTGCTGCCCATCAGGTCAACCACGTCGACGGGGACAAGACGAACAACGTCATCGGTAACCTCGAGTGGGCTACGCGACGCGAGCAACAACGGCATGCTCATGACAATGGGCTCAGCAACCACGAGCAGTTCCGCAAGCTCACGCCTAACCAAGCACGTGAAATCTTTGACACTCTTGGTCAGGTCTCGAACCGTGAATGGGCCGCCAGGCTGGGCGTGACAATGCAAACAATCTCAGCGATCAGGACTGGGCGGTCGTATCGCGATATCACCGGGGCTGACGCCCGGAGTGGACGCTACGACTGGTTTCCCTGCGATCGAGACTGTGACTGTCGCTGCCACCAGCGGCGAAACCGCGTGAGGTGAATTCATAGGCGGGAGTGGCCCTCCTCGGAACGGGCCGACTTCGCGATTAGCTCAGCGCTTGGTCAGCCCAATCGGTAGTGATCTCGCAGAAGGCCGGAGATGGTCTTGTCGGCTTCGGACGGACTACCCGCTGGGAGCAGTTCCGGCTCTGCTGTCTGTCCGCGCATCTCGGCCAGGACCTGCTTGCGAAACGCCTGCGATCTCCGCAGCTTCGCTTCCGCGTCCTTTGCCCCTTCAGCCTTCCAATGCTTTTCGAGCGCCTTCAGGCTCTCGGTCACAACCAGCTTGCGTCCGTCCAGGCCTCGCCCTGCACCCTCGAGCTTCTGGATCCGCTCGCGTTCCGTCTCGGGGAGCGACAGGAAGACGGGATCGATGCTGACGCGATCGAGTTCGGTGCCGATGTTGGTCACGAACTGCGCCAGCTCGTTGGTGCCGGTAGAAGTCTGTTCTTCCTGACGATCCTGCTCGGCGTAGGCCCACGGATCCTTGTCGCGCAGCTCGCGTCTGGCCTTCACTTTCGCGTCGGCCGCGCGCCGTGCTTCACGACGGTCGGTTTCCGCCTGAATGCGACGCTCTAACTCAGTCTCTGTCAGTGAGAGCTTCTGGGACGCTTCGTCTGCTTTCGCCGCTTCCGCTGCTGCTTGCTCGCTCTCCTCGGCGCCACCGCCGCGGTGGAACATGCGTTGCCACCACGATGGCCCTTCCGAAGAACGAGCCTCTGCTTCAGTCGAAACCGGCTCCGAGACGGGTGCATCGACCTGCTCAGACCCTGAGGAAACTGCGCTCGGTTGTTCGTCGGCCATCATACCCCTCTCAGCCTGGGAATGTGTACGGGTTGATCAGTTGCGGATTGCCGAAGTTGGGCATGGCCTGGCTCCAGGCTGCTGGCGCTGGACGGCTGGGCGTCATGCCGACGTAACGCGGATCGCCCCACGGCACCGTGCCGGTCAGGCCGGGCGGCGGAATCGGCGGCCCACCAGTTGGCATCTGGGTCGCCCACTGGTCGGCACGCTGCCACGGCGGACCCTGCGGTGGCACCTGCGGTGGGATGCCCGGCGGCACCACGCCAGGCGGTGGCCCGCCGCTCGTATCGACTGGCGGTCCGCCAGGACCAGCATCGGGTGGTGGCCCGCCAGGAAACCAGTTGTTGGCGTTCAGCTGGCCGCGGATGTCCATGCCGCCATAGTTGGGCATTGGTCCGCCGGTCGCGGCCGCGGCCGCTGGCGAGACGCCACTGAGAAGGTTCTGGATGTGCGTGTCGAGGTCCGGGCCCTTGAACGTCGCGGCACCGGTCAGATCCACACCCTTGGCCGTCTCGCCGCGGGCGGTGGCCTGCACGATGTTCTCGAACGCCTTGCCGTAGCCTGGCCCGACGCGGTACGGCGCCGTCCCCTGAAATGCGCTCGCCGCGGTCGCCAGGTTGGCACGCTGCGCCTCGCTCGCCTTCTGCGCCTCGTCTTTCGCGACGAACTGGTACTGCTGCTCGAGCGCGCCGACTTGGGGCGCCACCTGCTGATCCCACCAGCTCAGGAAGCGCGCCGACTGCTGATCCTTGGGGATGCTCGCGTCCGCGCTGATCTTGTCCTTCATCTGCGCGGCTTGCGTCTGCAGCAACGCCACGCGCTGGGCGATCTCGCTGCGCGACGTCGGCGCTTTCGGGCCCTGGTAATTCGGATTGGTATCGACGACCTGCTGGCCGGTCTGCTGATCGCGCCGGACCAGGAACTGCTGGTCGAGCGGCGTGGCGACTGGCTGCGGCTGAGTCAACTCGAACTTGATCTTGTCGGTCTGCGCCTGGTCGAGCAGCCCGGCCTGGTGCGCACGATCGGCGTCGGAACTGGTCTTGATGTCGAGCGCCGCGATCTGCGCCCTGGTGAAGTCGGTCGCGGCACCGATTTGCGTCGTCTCAGCACCAGTCTTGGCGATGTTGGCCGTCGTGGTCGCTGCCGCACGCTGAGCCTCAGCGTCAGCGCGTCGGTTGTCCTGCTCCCACTTCTGACGATTGAGCGCGAGGGTGCCCGATGAGATGCTCTGGTCGCCCTTCAGGCGCGCCTCAGTAGCCACCTGCTCGTCAGTGAGAAACCCGTTACCGGCGGCCTGGTTACGCAGCAGCTCGTCGCGCTTCGCGCCGGCCACCTGGGCATTGATCGCCTTGAGCTGGTCCTCGTCCGGGTTGGGCGGGATGCCGATCTGTGGCGGCACCGTCTGAATCCACGGTCCGCTCGGGTTATTCGGATCCGGAGCCCAGTTGCCGTACGGCGAGCCGGTGACCGGCGTGGGCGGCGTGAGCTTGGGCGCCTGATAGTTGTCGTTGGCGTAGAAGTCGAAACTCTTCGTGTCCTCGTTCCAGTGCGCGAGGAACTTCTGGGTCGCCGGCGCCGCGGAGGCTGGCGATCCACCCTTGGCTTGCGATGCAGCCAGGAAAGCCAGCGCCGCCGCGCGATCTTCGGGTGTCAGCGTGCTCTCAGCCACATCGCACCTCCTGGAAATCCTTCGCGTTCACCATCCTGGTGCTACTATCCGTCCACGATTGGAGTAAGCAATCAATGACCGTTCGTCTAGATCCAGGCCTGGAAAAAATCGTGGCCTGGGTTGGCATCGGCGCCATCGTCTTCTTGTGGTTTGGGCAAGTCCCCGGACGCATCGCCGTGCACTTTGGCGTGCCGCCCGAGTGGGCATATTCCGCCGTGAACGGCTTCGCGCCACTGGCGCTCCTGTTCCTGGTCATGGCTGTGGTACTGGTGATCCGCTGGATCGGACAGGCCCGCCGCTAGAGCGGACCGGACCGCCGGGCCGCGGGGTTGGCGGCACGGCTTCAGCAGCTCCGCCTTCAGGTGTCGGGCCAGCCGTTGGCGTCGGATTGGCCACGGCGGCCTGAGCCTTGGCTTCACGCACACGCGCCTCGATAGCCTGCTGGAGCAGATCCGGCGTCATCGACTCGCGCACCGACTGGCGCGTCTTCTCGTAAATGCCGTTGATCATCTTGGCCTTCTCGGGATCGGACAGCTTCTCGTACTGATCGCTGCCGATCAGGATGTCGAGCAGCGTCTTGGACATCGTGCCGCTCAACTCCTGGTAGTGGCGCTGCTGAGCTTCGGTCATCTGGACGTCCTGGCCCAGCACGCTCACGCCCGTGCCAACGAGGCTCGGCTCGACGCCGTATTTGCCAGGCTGCAGCCGCTGCAGTTCTTTTTCGACCGGATCGTTCGTCGGTGCGCTCGGATTGAGCGGATTGATGAGCGCCTCGGCGCCGCTGATCGGTCGCTGGATCGGCTCGCCCCAGGCATTCAATTCAGAGCGAACCATGCCCTGGGTAAAGGGATTGCCGGCCAACATGCCCTCGATCGGGTTCTGTGGATCGCGGAGCGTCGCGTCCGTTGCGCGCGCAAGACCACGCAGGATACCGGGGTTCACATTCGCTGCCTGGCGCGTGGCGAACTTGTTGATCGCGTCGGCTGGGTCTTTCGCGCCGCCGTTGACGATGTCCAGGGCATCAGCGAACTGCTGGGTCCACTGCGTATCGAGCATGCCCTGAGCAAACGCGGTGCCCACCTTCAGGCTCAGCATGCCGATGTCGTCGGGGTTTTGGATCTGGCCCTTGCGATACGCGTCAGCAACGTTCGCCGCCGAGCCGAAGAGCGTCGAATACGGCGATAGCGGCAGGTAGCTGAGCCACTCTCCATTCGCTGGGTTCTTGAACGAGAACGGCTGCTTGCCCTCGCGGCGAAACGCGTCGCGCTCGGTCGGATCGCGCGGCATCTCGCCGGTCAGGTTGCCATCGAAGGCCTGTTTAGCCAGCGCCGCCCAGACCGTCGTGCCGATTGCCGCGCGACTCATGCGGTCGGCCAGGTCGCCGGCGCCCTTTTCACCCAACCCGGCTCGCCCCTCCTTCGTCGCGAAGTCCTTGAGAATACTCAAGCCGCCAGCGGGTGAGCGGTCCAATGCGTAGCCCATCAAGTTGAGCGGCGTCTTGACGAACGGCAACAGCAACCGTCCGCCAGGCACCTTGTCGCGGAACCCGTTGATCCGATCGGCCCAGGCGCTGTCTTGCTGGAAGACGCGATAGGCGCCCGTTTGGCCGACCTGATCGAGCATCTCGGCGGTCGGATTCTTGATCAGCTCAGCAACCCGATTAGTCAGCGCCTCACCGGTGTTGCCTTCCTGGCGGGCGATGCGATTGGCCAGACCGTGCAGTGCGCCACCTTCATTCATGGTGCGGTAGTAGT